TCTAGAAATAATAGCGGCTTCAAAAATTGTTTTTGCTTTTTCTTGAAACTCTTCGGAAAGTTCTTCACCTTCTAGAAGAGCATTAACATCTTCTTCAATATCATACTCTTCTTCAACTACTTCGTCTTCATCCTCACTTTCATCCTCACTATTATCTTCAACCTGCTCTTCGATTTCTTGGTCAACATCTCCCTCTTCGGAAATTGTTGATTCGGTTGATTCGATATCTTCTTCGGAAATCATATCTTCATCTTCGAGTTCTTCTTCTTCCTTCATACCATGCATTGCTTCAGCAGGCTTAGCACCTTTGTTTACAACATCCTTAACTTGCTTAAGCGTTGCTCCAGGTGTTTTTAGTTTTGCTGAATCATCATCAGACTTATAGTTTTCTGGTGTAGGTCCACCAAGATCCTCCCAAGATCCACTTTGACCATCTGGAATATTGCCAGATAGTTTAGGCATTGGTTCCGCTGCTTTAGATCCAGAGTTGACTGCAGTTTTGGATTGCTTTGTGCCTACTTCCATTTCTTGTAATTTTGTACCACGAGACATTTGAACTCTCCGATTTTCCTGTGTTTAAAATCTATATTTATTTATAAATTAATAAATTACAAAGAATTGATAAAATCATTAAATAAATTCAATTTATGCTCTTCTAATCTTTTTTGATCGACAAGAGTATTAATTCTCTTCTCTGTTTTCTCTGCAAATTTTTCTCTAAGGATGCCACCGTCCCATACCCATTCTTTACCTTCCATAATTCCTTGAACAAATGCATCAGGCGCTGAAGGGTCTGCTACAATATCTGCAGCAGTTGCTAACATAAAATCCTCACCAACCTCACTATATCCTTCTCTTGTTGGTTTAAGTGATCCGATACCACGAGAAGAAACACCAAGACACACGCCTTCTTTAAGAAGAGACTCTGCAATTTTACCCATAGGAGTTGATAAAATTTGCGCTTTTCCGATAAAATTATTTCCTTCTTTATGAAGTTCAACAATTTTATGAGATACTCTATCAAGATTTACTGTAGGACCATCCGGATGTCCAAGTTCACCTAAAGCCCTGCCTTTATTTACATACTGTTCGGTATATCTTTTTACCTCTCTTTCCATAATAGAAAGGGGGTATCTTCTACCATTACGATTTACGCACTCTGCTTGAAGGAAAGGACCTTGAATATAAAGTCTTTGATTTTTCCCAGTTCCTTCCGTAAGAACTTCTACTTTTTCGATTTCTTCTCTAATAAGTTTCATTTTTCTTAGTTTGTAAATCCTACTTTTGATGCTTTAATTGCTGGCGATGTCCAAATAACTTCCGATGAAAGTTTCTCTAAGAATTCAATACTATTTGCCGGCATACTAAAATATGATGTAGATGCTGCCCCAACAGAAGTTGAAATGCCAATAGTAGCAATACCATTAGTATCATTATGAAATCTTACGCAAGTTGCATTGCTAATGCTAGTTGCTGTTCCTGCAGAGGTTGGTGTTGCGACTTCAGATTCAATTATTTTCGTTCTTTGCATTTCTAAAATATATTAAATTAATAATTATTTATTATTATTCAGATTCTCCTTCCTCTGTATCCGCACTATTGAACATGCTTGAAGAAACAGATGGTCTAAATTCGTCAATTTTTTGAGCAGATTTTGTAAATAGCAAATCTTTAATTTTATTACTAATTTGCGAAGGAGATTCATCTGCAATAATCATATCTAAAAGATCTTCCATAGTTTTAATTCATCAAATGGTCGATAATATTTATATTTCTCCTCCCTTAGGGAGAGTTGGTGCTTCAGTTGATTTGACCTCTTTTTCTAAGTCTGGTTCTAAAACAGGTTGTCCCAAGTCCATATTGGATGTAAGTGTAGATTCTCCGCCCACCTCTGGTTCTACTGGAGCATTTGGATCTGGTATAATTCCATTTTTTATTTCTTTTTTAATAAGTTCATCTTGTTCTATAATTTCTTGATCTGTTTGTCTCAGTACCCTTCTTCTCAAGAAATCCTGAGAAAAATACCTACCAACGTAAGGTTCTGCAGTTGCAGCAAGACTTAGCCTTTCATTTAAAAGTTCTGCCTCCTTCAATTCAGAAAAATGATTATCGTAGAGAAAATCGTATTGAATATGCTCATTCATAATTTCCCAATCTTCTGGGGTTATGATATTCTTTAAAATTAATTGAGTTTTAAGCATATCATTAAACATATTTGAAAATCTCTTTCTCAATCTACCAACAAACTTGCTGAATTTTAATTCATCTCTTAAAATTTCCGAAGATCTTCCTAAATTAAATCCACCATCTCCACCAATTCTCGAAGTTGGAACATTTAAAGATCTGTAAAGTTTCTCCTGGAAATACTTAATATCTGTAATTTCCCCAAGATTTTGTCCACCGGGAAGGGTTGAAATTTCTGTTCCTCTTCCACCCTCACGACGAGGAAGCCAGAAATCTTCAAGCATACTCATATATTTCTTATCATCTCTAATTTCTCCAGTATTTGCATCGTAAACTAATTTATTACGATACCTCATCATTACATCTCTGAGATATTGTTCGGCCTTTACTTTAGGTAAATTGCCAACATCAATATAAAAAATTCTACGTTCTGGGGCTCTTGATAATCTATAAATTACGAGAGAATCTTCAATCATTCGAAGTTGATTAAGTGCTTTAATTGCTTTATGAAGATATGAAAGTGTTGAACCTTTATTTCTATCTACAAGTCCTGAAGTACAATATGTAACGGAATCTCTTGACATTTTGATTCCATTATTAGATCCTGATGAAGTTGGATTTGTTGTTGGATATGCTGTTTTGGGGTTGTATATAAAATATTCTTCAATCTGCGGAAATTCATAATCCATTGGATTATCGGATCTCATTGCAGCAAAAGTGTTGACATTATTATTGTTTTTTTTCTTATTTTGTCGAACATAACGCATTTTTAAAGCATCAATGTATCTTAATTCTTGAATTCCTTTATGTGGATTTTTTAAATCGATGACTTTATGATAAAAAAGTCTACCATCAATATACCAATTTCTATAAATTTCGTGAGATTTTTTATCAAAATCCAATAGTTCTAGAATATATTTAAATTCTTCTCTAATTTTCTTTTTAATACCATCACTTGCATTTAAATTGTCTAAGTCAATCTGAACTGGACTATCATTACTATCCGAAACAATTGCTTCATTAACTATATCTTCAATAGCACTATCACACTCCGGATGAAGTGCCATTTCACGATATCTTTTTATTAGATCAAATTCTGTTCTATAAATTCCTTCAATATCAACATAAGAACCAAAAAAACCACTACTCAAGTAGTGGTCAGTTCCATCCTCATTGTTTGGTGGGATTGGACTGACCGTACTTGGAGATAGTGGTTCATTTTCTTCAATGGAAAAACCAAAAAGTCGTGACATAATTTAATCTAAACTAGTTTTACTTGAAATATTTAGATAATGTTTCCGGGACCATCATTAATTTCGAAATATTGAACTTGCAATTCTACAGTAAACTCTTCGAGAGTATCTGAACTATCATAAGATAGATCAATCGCAGAAACATTGGTTGGAAATAAATCATACATTTTATAACTTCTCAACACTGTTGCTTGTCCACCACCAGTTGGACTTCCTCCTGGACCCTCAGAATCAACTCTATCAATTACACTAGTTCCTTGTGCCTGATTACTTCTTCCAAGTTGATAAACAATTGCATTTTTCATATATGATGTTGGATTTGTTGCGCCAGTCGCATTATCTAACTTACTTAACAAGTTCATCCATGTCTCAAAAGCATGTCTAACTTTAAAATCCTCATCATTAATCACAGTAACAGTCCAAGTATCGAAGGTTCTGTCTCCAGCTACCTTTAAAATACGACCCCTAAATGGTACATCGACTGCTCCAATATTTGATGCTGGAAGTGCTGCAGCTTTACACATAAATCTAAAATCTAACTTGGCATCAGTATCCCAAACAGAGGCAATTTCTGAGGGAAAATCATCAATAGCAACTTCAAATAGATTTGGTCTTGCTCCGCCTCCAGCAAGTCTTGATTTGAAAGCGGAAATATTTTTGATTGATGGTCCGTTGGTAGCCATTTTAAAATCCTCCTTATTTTTTAATTAATAAAATAAAAATTAAACAGTTCCAGCCACTTCTTCAAAACTTACACCAGTTCTAACTGCAACAAAGGTAAGAGTTACATAATTAATAGATTTAGCAGGTTTCAAATAAATATCTGCTCTAAATTCATTATTATCAATAATATCAGGAGTATTATTTGTTTCATCGCAGACCACTAAGAATCCATAAAGACCTCTTTTTGCTTGAACATCGCGTAAGTACGGTTCAACAATGTTAATAAAGTTTGCTCTAGTAATCTCATCATTCAATTCAAACAATTGAGCTTGGGCAGTTCTTTGCAATGCTTGCTCAATAGTTAAGAACAAGCGACGAACATTAATTCTATCAAATGCGGATGCATAACCAAGAGCAGTTTTATCTCCAAAAAGGAGAGTACCAATTCCTGGTTGAGTTACAATTGCATTAATTCTCTGGGGATAAAGTTGATCTCTCTGTGCTTTATTGGGACTATATGCAAGTTTAATTGCATTATTGATAATTCCTCTTTGTTGCCCCGCTGGAGAGAACCAAGGATATGCAAAAATACTTGTTCTTACACATAGACCTGCAACATCTGGGTTGCATGGAATATATCTAAACTTATTATTAAACCTATCATAGGTATACTTATATCCAGAATCAAATATTGCATAAGAAGATGAAGGTAAAGGAGAAAAGAATTCGATAATATTGTCAGTAATTTGGTCTGAAGTTAGATATCTCTTAAGTGAGAGTAAATCTGCGGGATCTACTTCAGAAACAACATCCAATCTATGTGGAGAAATAACAGCAACACAATCTTTTCTCTGTTCCGCAATTGAAATTAAATGTGCTGCTTTTGCTTGAGACTCATACTTATTCGCAAGACCAGGACCCATAATCAAATAATCAACTTCAATTTCATCTCTATTTAAGAAGAGGTCATAAGAAGTTATCAACGATCCAAGCTCTGCTGTCATAGTTCCAGTTTCACCCGGAGTAGCATCAATATCTCCATAATCTTTTCCTCCTGATAGAACATACACCGCATTTCCTATGGAACTAAATACCGAATCTTGAGATACTTGATTCCATAATCCTTCTGCAACGGTATATGGCGTAAATCCTGCCGAGAATCCTGATTGGAACACTTCTTCATTATTTTGATTATCTGATGGATTATCTCCAGCATAAATGTATCTAGAATATTGTGCAAGAAACTCTTTATACCAAATTCTTTGTGGTGGATTAACCGCAGAAATTGCATCAATTGCTTTAGATAGATTCAAGAACTTTTCGAGTAGGTTTCCCTGAATACCAGTTACATCTCCAGTATCATCGACGACTACGACATGGATTGCATCATTTTTACCATTACGATCCAAAACATATCGGTTTGTTGATGGTTTTGGTGCAATTGATCTCCAAAGAATGCTCGCATTCGCCAAATCTAAAAATTGATTATCATACCAATCTTTTGCATAAGATCCACCAATAGGCAAAGTTGTGGATGTTACTATTCCAACTTCATCCCAAATTTGAATATCTGTTGAAATTTCTGTAGTAGATTCTTTAATTGATGAAGCCCTATCTTTTGCTTTATAACTAATAAGAGTTTCCGTAGTTGATCCTGCAGAAATTCTTGAAACTATTTTTACATCAATAGAATCATTACTTACTCCGGTAATAATACCTTTCAAGTTGCCTGTAAATGAACTGTTTATTCCTGTAGGTAATGTGTAGGTTACATTTTGCAGTGGGACTAAAACACCACAACCAATTCCATTATCCTGTCTTGCAATTAACGTACCAATTACTTCTGTTCCTACTCCAATAATTTGATCTGCTTTATCATCAATGATGCAAACTTTAAGGTTGTTTGACCAAGAACCTGGAGTCTTTGCGGTAAACATGTAGCTTGCAATATCATCCGCATAGTTTAAGTTGTAGTCATCAAAGTTTTTAATTTTCAAGGTTGGATCGCCTACAACAGAAACCCCGCCAGTAGTATTAATATCTGAAACTGTAAAGGTAATTCCAACTCCAAGAGTTGCTGTTGTGCCTAAACCCACGAGAGTTGGTGGAACAGTAAATTGTGCTCCTTCATCGTAACCATTACCACCATTTGTGATAGAAATAGTTATTGTTGATCCCAACCCAGCACCGTTATCTGCAACATTAATAGTAAAGATAGCTCCTGCACCGTCAAGATCATCTGAAGTATATCCTATACCTGTTAATGACTGTTGTGCAATATATGTTCCTGGTTTTCTAAAAGTAGATGCTAAACTTACTAAAGAAGTTTCTATAATTTCACCATTTCTATTTCTTCTTGCGTTTGCATTTCTCAAAGAATCCCCATCAGTTCTTACAACTTTAAGGACACCGCCATAAGAAAGATATGAAGCTGCACTCATCCAATATTCATATTGTGCATCAAGTGACATTGGTTTTCCGTAGACATTGAGAAGTTCGTTCTCTGTAGTAATATCTACTGCTTCATCAACAGGTCCAGTTGGAAAAGGTCCAGCAATCGCACCAATATTATCTAATACATTATCAGCTCTTCCTACAGTTAAATCAACCTCTCTGACGAGTACGCCTGGAGATAATTGAGGAGTCGCCATGTTTTTCTCCTGATACTTCAGTTTATCTGAAAATATTTATGAAAATGTACATTTCAAATGGGGAAACAGTGTGTGAACAATAACTACCAATCAGGATATTCCCATTTATCTAAAACTTTTGCTGCCACTCTACTAGCAACTATTCTTTTAATAGTACATTCCTTACATTCATAAGAATATGAAGATGGAACTGCTCCTCTATCTTTTCTTGTTCGATAAAAACTATCGATAAGATTTTTCACATCTCCACAAACTCTACATTTTCTATCATTAAGTAATAAATGTCCAAGTTTAATTTGACTATCTAAATCCATCAAGATAAGTACTCCCACATATATGCTCTATCTCCATATTCATCAGCGAACCATCTATCGCCATCGTTATCAACAAAACTTGTTTCGTCTAATCCGTCTGCAATAAAACCAAATGGTGCCATATCTTGCTCAATCTGATTTTTTTGTTCTTCATATAAACGTTTTCTAACATCTTGATCAGTCAACTCTTTAAAATAATCTTGTGCAACTAACCAGGCATAAATTACCAAGCACATTGCCAGATCATCATTACAACCCTCTTCAGCTTCAAAGGAGTTATGTTTTTGAATAAAAGTCGTCAATTCGCTCATAATTTCATAATCTTTAAAGAGAAGTTTATTTTCTTCTATCATAGTTTTTAAATTCAGACATCCAACTTTTTTAACTGTTTTGGACATCTTAACTCCAAGTTGTGTTTTCTTTCCAGAAAATCCTTGTCCAACAATCTGTCCTGCACGACCTCTCATTGAACACATTAAAAGATTGTTATATTCTAAATCATAATGAATGATAGATGCAACTTGATCTCCAACATCATTGACTTCACATAAAATATATGCATTATTATAGTTTTTTGCTACGTCTACAATAATGCTTGGGAAAAGCATTGGTTTAACTTCATTATTTCTATATTTTGCTACAACTTGATGGGGAAATGTAGTTATATCTACTACTGTAAATGCTGAATAGTCATTTCCAACTCCTCTTGCAACGTCTACAGTAATTAAATAATCATGATTATCTATTACTTCTTCATGAACATCTAATCCACCTCCGCTTGTTTTGGGATGATCATAAACAAGACTTCTTAATTTTGAAGGTGATATTAGAGTATCTACAGATCCTAAAAACTCACACTCAAATTCTACTTTAAATTGTTGCTCTGAAGTATTTGCAATTGTTTGTTTTTTCCATTCCTCATCTCTTCCAGGAACTTCACTCCAATGAACATCAGTATAAATGTATTCGTTTTTCCCCTTTTCAGCATCATGCCACATACGGTAGAAGTGATTCATACCATGAGGAGTAGATACAATAATTACCTTTGTATTTTTACCTGAAGTAATCGTCGGATATACTGATGCAAAGAATGAATCGGCAATATGATTTGGAACAAACGCAAATTCATCCAAAAATATAATATTGAATGACATACCACGAACTGCAGAAGCAGAAGTAGAAGCAGCCAAGATCTTACTTCCGTTTTCAAGTTCGAGAGAACCTTTATTCCAAGAGATAATACCCTGTTGCATCCATTTTGGTAAATTTTCATATGCTGTCTGCAATCTGTCTAACAATTCTCTAGCAGTTGCTGCTTTGTTTGCAAGAATACCTATATTTACATTATCATTGAATACTGCAAAATGAAGAAGAAAGGAAACTACTGTTGTTGATTTGCCAGTTTGCCGTGGCATTTTGCAGATATTAAATCTATTTTTATGAAATCTATTAACAAGTTTTTCTTGGAATGGATACATCTTAAAATGTTGCAATCCATGGTCAAGAGTTACAATTTTCACATAGTTTTTTGCAAAATAAACAGGATCATCTTTACATTTGATAAACTCCTCA